AAAGTGCATAAATCATATCCGCTTACAATGGTCGACTGGCTAGACCATACCGCAGACTCTAGATGGGTCGATGATATCGAGGATAGCAAGTACGCTATATGCAGAACTATTGGTTGGTTAGTCGCAGAAGATGAAGATGTTATTAAAATAGCCAATGCAATAACGCAAGACTCTGGACTTGGTGGCATATCTGTTATACTTAAAAACTGTATTATTAATCAATATGACATAGATATGAATGACCAAAGATGAGAAAAAGCATCTTAGTAAGGTGATAGATATAGGTTGCATAGTTTGTAGGCGTATGGGTTATCATACACCTGCTGAGATACACCACATTAGAAATAAGACTCTCGGTAAACGATCAAGTCATTATGAGACTATACCTTTATGCCCATATCATCATCGTTCATCTAATTATTCAATTCATTTGAATCCTAAGTATTTCATCAAGCATTTTGGCACAGAGCAAGAACTCTTAAACGAAGTAATGTGCTATGTAGATAATGGCTAGAGTTAAGATTGACATAAGAAAGCAATACAGAGAGCAGTTAAAGACGTTCTTGTCTATGAGTAATGTGGTCAGATCAAAGATAAGAGCCATGTTTAAGAAGTTTGGTAAAAGAGCAGAACGACTGTACCTAAACACAGGAAACGTCAATTCTGACCTGTATAACGACTTCTCAAGTGAGATTTACAAGATTCTAACTCAATCAGCAAGGAGAGTTATAAGCAATGCTGACCTCATGCTTACCAGATCACGAATGACCAAAGGTAAAGAAGATATTGATCCAGTGTTTTTAGAATATACAACTAGCCAGACTGCACAAAATGTCGTTGCAATATCTGAGACAACACGCAAACAAATACAAAAAGAAATCAATACAGGTCTCAAAACAGGTCTATCTAATCAACAAATAGCCAAAAATATTAGAACAAGCACTGCTTTCTCACCAGTAAGAGCAACTAGAATAGCAAGAACTGAAACACACACCGCCATGAACTTTGGCAATCAAAAACTAGCAGGTCGTTTAGGTCTTAACAGACCAGTCAAAGAATGGGTATCTGCAATGGATGAGAGAACTAGATCGTGGCATGTTAGAATGAATGGTACGCAGGTTGATATCAAAGATAAGTTCATAGTCCCTACTCCTGTATCTGGTGGTGCATTTGTAGATCGTGAAATGATGTATGCAGGTGATCCAAATGGCGGTGCAACCAATGTCATTAATTGCAGATGCTTTGTCATATATCACGATGCAGATGATGTGGTTGATAGACCGACCAGAACAAAAACACCAGTAGTAGAAGAAACGCCACCTAGTACAGAAGTCAATGCAACATCACTTGCAAATCCAATAAGCGGTTCTGCTATTGTGGTAAATAAAACAAGAAAACAATTAAAAGAAGATATAAAAAATTTATCAACATCTGGTAATAAAAATGATTATTTACCTAGTAGATATCGTGGCGAAAAGAATAGAGGTGAGACATATTATGATGATTGGGATGATGAAGATTTAACAACTATAGATATTCTTTTACAAGAGGCGAATGAATTAGCTGACATACACAATATTCCAAGATTACAAGGAACAATGGGAACTGGTAGGTCAAGAAATATAGCAATAATGGGTGATGGAATATTATATTTTAATAAAAAATATTTCAATATGAAAAGAAATGTAAAAATTACAAAAGAAATAGATAGACAATTAGGTTTTACTTTAGGTAGCACTAAGCTTGGCACAGACAATCTAGGCAGACCAATCACTTCAAAATCAATGCTACAAACAGGAGATAATCAAATGTGGACTGCTGAAGTTTATTATCTTATTGAGAAAAAAATCAACAGTAAAACAAAAATAACAGATAATTTAAGAAAAGATATAATATTAGGGAGAAATAGAAGTACAGTGTATCACGAAATGGGTCATCATGTTCATCAGCAGTTAAGACTTAATGCAGATTCAACAGACAACATTGAGAGATTGTTAGCTAATTATTTTCGCAAAGCATCCAGAAAAGATGCTAAATTATTGAGAGAAACCAACACAACAAAATTATTTCCTACTCAATATTCTGCTACTAATTCACAAGAATGGTTTGCAGAAAACTTTACTCTTTACCACCAGAAAGGACTTAGAAAATATTGTAGTGAAGATTGGATAGAGTTTTACGAAAAAGAGGTTTTGACCAGAGTTTAAAGACCTTGTAGAAAACTTCTATCTACAGACTTGATTTGAGCAGACCTTATCTGCATCCCCTCTATCAACCAAGATAACTGTTCTTGCTCATCTTGAGAATATTGATCTGAAATCGTTATCTTCATAAAATCTTTGTAATCTTGCACAGTAAGTTCTTCCTTATCCAAGATACTTCTCATTTCATCAAAAACTTCTCTAAATGGTCTCATAATCGCTATTTTTACCACTTTTTGCCCCATTTTGTCAAATATTTGTAGATAAATGCTTGACTATTACCCCATTTTGTACCATAATGGGACATAAACTAAATAATAGGTGCTTTACCCATGAACGAAATAAACAACCAAATATCAGAACAAGCTAATACATCAATCGACAATTTTTTAAATAAGTGGGTTGATGCTTACTTTGAGCAAATCGTAAAAACATTTAAAAATATATCAGAAAAAAAACCATTGACTAGAGAAAGATCAGAATTTAAGTGGATGGATTCTGAACATGGTTGGATTGCTAAAAAACTTTTTTTCAAACAGTTTGATCAAAATTGGTTCAAATCTTTTGATGAGTTTGTCGAGCATACTAAAAAAAGATTAATTGGTGAGAAAAAAGAAAACTTGATTTATAGAGTAAACAAGAAAGGTGGCTCTATAAGTAAAGTTCACAACATAGAGTTGGTCGGTGGTCAGCTAGAGGGAAACTTCCAAACTCAATCTGGAAATGTTCACTTAAGAACAATTTATGCAGGTGGTTACCACATACAAACATTACACCTTAGAATGATTTGTACTTTAAGCAAATAATAAACGAATAGTGTGGGTGTCACTCAAACCACCCAAAAAGTAAACTAAATAGGAGTTAAATTATGAAAAAACAAATACAAAAAATTAGACAAAATAAAATAGACAATGTAATAGCTGAAAAGAAAAAGTTATTCAAGAAATATGGTATTACTTATCGCACATTTCGTGGAGTAGATGCTATAAGAGAGTTTAGTCTTGAAAATCCAAAAAATCCACCTATGGCTTTTATTGTTGAGTATTTTAGTGATGAAGTTATCGAATCATTACCAGAAGATGAAGTAATGAGATGTCATGTGTTAGAACACGATACTATAACTGTCACTAATTATGATATAAGTGGTGAGTTAGATTCTCAATATAGTCTTATTGATTCTGCCTTTAGATCAATAAGTGAAAGTGATGATTCTCTTATCGAGCAACTTTTTGATGTGAGTATGAAATTACATAAGAAACGAGATGAATTTGCTAAGTTGCAAAGTCTTGTAAGAGATACTTCTGATATTCTTAAAAAAGCAAATATGGATAATCCATACAAATAGAAAAAATATACTAAAAGAGAGAGTCATAGATTATGGCTCTCTTTTCATTTGTATATTTAATAAAATTATGTTTACAATGTAGTAATTTGGTAATTATTAGTTTTGTTAGATGCACAAAGAAGAAAATATCTACAACAATGAAGAAATAGAAAACACGATATTAGACATAGAGTGTGAGTACAAAGAGATTGAAACAGATGATGATGGGTCGTTTGAGGGCTACGCATCTGTGTTCGGAAATAAAGATTTAGGCAACGATGTTATAGAGAAAGGTGCATTTTCAAAATCAATCTATAAGAAAAAACCAAAACAGATCAAGTTACTTTATCAACATAAAACAGACGAACCTATTGGTGTCATTGATGATATTCAAGAAGATGCAAGAGGACTAAAGGTCAAAGGGCGTTTAGCACTTAGGACAGAACGTGGCAAGATGGTCTATGAACTTATGAAAATGGGTGCATTAGACAGTATGTCAATCGGTTATAGACTCACACCAAAGGGTTACTCATACAACGATAAAGACAAAAGAAGAACCATAAAAGAGGTTGATTTGATGGAAATCTCTATGGTTACATTTCCAATGAATCCTAAAGCAAAGATAACTAAAGTCAAAAATATACTTGATTTTAACGTGCTAAAGGAATTACCAACTGAGAGAGAAGTTGAGACATACTTGCGAGAAGTTTGTATGTTTTCAAAGTCAATCTCAAAACCACTTGCAGACTTTATTGATACAAACTGTAGAAATGAAGTAGATCGGACTCAGCGAGATGTTGTAGACAGTATCAAGCAAGTTATCAACACAATCAAAAAATAAGAGGTTAAAATGTCAGAAGAAGTCAAAGATGTTCTAACTGAACTCGGCAAAACATTTGAAGAGTTTAAAAGTGAGAACAAAAAAAGATTAGATGAGATTGAATCTAAAGGACAAGCTGACCCATTACTTCAAGAAAAAGTAGATAAAAT